ACCAAGAGATGATGCAGCATGCTAGTAAGGTAGGCGGGGCCTATTAATTGAGGTCCTATGACAGTTTCTATTAGCTCTCTGCCTCCACAAATACAGCAGAGATATAACGCTAAGCTATTGTCTACTCCAGAGAGAAACTTAGTGCACATGCTCTTTGCAACTCCTGTTGAGCTCCCAGACAATCAAGGCTATATCGATAGACAATCTCGCTATGACAGATTAGATCTATTTCCAGTGCCTCTCGATGATGCACAAACTAACCCTCCACCCCAACAACTTAACCGTGTTGACGTGGATTGCCGCGTACGTGTTTACGCTACGTATATTGTTCTTACTAGACAAGTTACGATAACCAACGAAGACCCTGTACTTAACTCAGCTGCGGCTCGTTTAGGACAAGCTCTTCGTGAAACTCAAGACGTTCTTGTAAGAGATGCTCTTGAATCTTCAGCTTCTGTAATCAACTCTGTAGGTGGTTCTAATGGTGATCTACCGACTGAAATGACCATTACTGACTTAGATGACGTTGTAACTGTTTTGCAAAATAATAGTGCAGAATACATTACAAACATCATAGAAGCTCAAAACCGTTTCGGTACAAGTCCTATAGGGGATTCTTATGGTTGTATGCTTACAACTCGTATGATTCCAGTTCTCAATAATATGACTGGTTTTGTACGCAAGTTTCAGTATCCAAATATAAGTGAAACTCTTTCTACAGAATGGGGTGGAGCAAACAACGTTCGTTTCTTTGTCTCAGAACAAGGATCTGTAACTCCAAACGCTTCTTTACTCGGCAATGATGTAGCTAACTGCTTCGTTGCAGCTAAAGAATCTTACAAAGTGGTATGGCAAGCAGGTGGTAAAGCTCGTTTTATCTACTTACCTCCAGGCTATAATAACGACCCATGTATGTTAAGACATACAGCAGGTTGCTCATTCTATCAAGGCCAGTGCATCACAAACGATCTCTGGATTCAAAACCTTAGATCTACAGGCATATAGGAGGCAACATGTTACCATATTCTATTATAGCAGGTGGTTCTTACACCTCAGACGCAACAGCAAGAGATTTAGAAATACAAAGCCAAGATCCACCAGATGCTTTTATCGTTCGCGATAGAACTAAATGGGGTGATGACACAGCAGCGACTGTAGAATCTCGTTGGTATCAGGGTATGTCTAACGGAACCGGGCAATTGCTCGTACAAGCCGTGACTACAGGTATTTTAAGTACAGATGTTGTTACATCTAATGGATTTACCTATATCGATTATAGTAATCCTCCAACATTTTCTAACCTTGCAGGTACAGCAATTACAGCTGCAAACCCTGCAGTCGTAAGTATGGCATCTACAGCTAATATTAGCGCGGGCGATGTTGTGAGAGTAACTCAATCTACTGGAATGCTTCAAATTGCAGGCTATGATTTTACAGTCGGTACAGTTGTTGCAAATACAAGTATTCAGCTTGCTAACCTCGATGCTTCTGGTTTTGCAGCTCCAGCAACAGCATGCCAAGTGAGAAAGATATTCCCATCTCAGTATTACCCAAGATGGCGCTATATCACAAAAATCTCTAAGGCAGCTCAAGCTGTTGTAACCTTCTCCGTAAATCATGGCTATGTAGCTGGAGAGTATATCTCTTTCCGCGTTCCTAGCCAATTTGGAATGGTAGAGCTCAATAATCAACAAGCTAAAATCGTTAGTGTGACATCCAGTACTGTAACAATCGATTTAAACACAACAGGTTACACAACCTTTGCATTCCCAAGCTCAGCAACTGCTGCTGCTGGAGTAAGCCCAGCTATTGCAGTTCCATCTGCTGAGTTTGCCACTACCCTCAGCGCAGCTTTCGACAACCAAACTAAACGCGTAATGCGTCTCGGTACAAGTGTTGTTGGTGCTAACGCTTCCGTAATGGATTGGGTAGCAATTAAATACGATCAATATAACGGGAACTAATACCCTTCCCCCTTTGGATGCCTACAGTCCTTAGGGGGATTTTATGAGGTTTACATGAAAGTTACAGAAATACGCACAAAAAAATTCGAATTACCTTCGGAAACAGAAAAAGCTAAAAGCAAAGAGCTCATGGAAAAAATGCGCAAAGAGCAAAGCAAGCTAGTTAAAGGTATGTTCGAATTTGTTGATGCTCAAGGCGGATGGTTAGATTTCACTTACAGATTTTTTCCTGGTGAACCCATCATGCAATTTCATTTTGTTCACGGAGAGATTTGTGATGTTCCTCTTGGAATAGTAAAACATCTGAACAATATAGTGAAAAAAGTAAGACAAATGCCAACAGAGCTTCCTAGTGGCAAAAAAGCCACCGAAGTTTCTCCAGTGCAAAAAATTTCCCGCGTTAGATTTACACCTATGGATATGATGTAATGGCAATTACAACTCTCGAAGCCATTATCACGAAAGTTCGCAAACTAACGGGAAGTGGCAATAGTTTACAACTCACAGACGATGATATAAAAGACTACATCAATAGCTTTTATCTCTATGATCTCCCTGCTCAATTTAGAAGTTTAAAATTAAAAGACAAATATACCTTTGATACGATCCAGGGCATAGATACTTATGCTTTTGACTCTGAGGGATATACCACTATAGAACAACCGGTTTATTGTGCAAAGAGAGAGATTGCTCTTTTCAATGATCCCTGGTCTTTCTATGCAGTAAATTTCAATTGGCAATACCAGAATAACTTTACTACAGGCGATGGAACTACAGGACCATATAGTGGAATTATTTCTTCTGTTCCCATATTGCGTAGCGTCAATAATGATCCTAGCAATATCAATTATCCAGTATCTAGAGTTCAAAACATTCTAATTACAGCTAATACATCTAGCAGTACATTAAATGTAACAGATGATGGAAATGGAAATCTTATAGGTGATTGTTCAGCAGGAACTATAGATTATTTTACAGGAACAATCTCAGGTCTTGTTTTTACTCAAAACGTCCCTTCGGGTAATGAAATACAAATACAATATAACCCATATCAAGCATCTATTCCTCTTTCCATTCTATTCTTTCAAAATCAATTCACTCTTAGGCCGGTACCAGATCGTGGTTATACCATTGAGCTAGTAGCTTATAGGCAACCTTCTCAAGCTCTTGCACAAACAGCCGCAAATCAAGGAACTCCAGAGCTTAATGAATGGTGGGAATTGATAGCCGTAGGAGCATCTAAAAAAATTTACGAGGATCGATTGGATCCCGATGGCATAGCTCTCATGGATAAGATGCTCGCAGAGAGATATAGCGTGGCAGAGACAAGAACCTACGCCCAATTGGGCAAACAACAAATAAGCACAATCTATTCTGACCAGCTGCAATATAATTATGGAGCTTCTGCTGGTTGGTTTGGTGCAGTATAGGAGGCAATATGGGCTTTACACCAAATATCCCAGCTTCAGGCCAAAGCTTAGGAGCAACTAGAGACTTAATACGTAATAACTTCAGTACAATAGACACCACACTAGCAGTCAATCATATAGCCATGAATGCCTCCGGTCAAGGAAAACATAAATTCCTTCAAATGCCAGTGCAGGGATCTGCTCCAGCAACAGCAGCTTCGGAAATAGGACTATATAGCAAAGATGATGTTGGAGGAGTAGCAAGGCTTTTTTTTAGGGGAGAAAGTAATGGCATAGAATATCAAATGCAAGGAGATGTAACCGCGGCAGCTAGCGGCTCTGTCATGCTTTTTGGCGGAATCATTATGAAATGGGGAACTGCAAATCTTACAATAGGATCTAATAACGTTTCTTTCTCATCCGCATTTCCTAATAACTGTTGGTCTGCTGTAGTCAGTACTTCAACAAGTACTTTAGGGGTTACGTATACCATTTCTTTAGATAAACTTGTCATAAGCGCTAATTCAAATGTAACTATTTATTACATAGCTATAGGTAACTGATGAGTTTGCAACCCAATTTTATAGCGGGTTACTCTTCAGGCCTGCAAACCAATAAAAAGCCATTCCTTCTTATGGACGAAGCTTTTTCGGCGTTTCGTAATGCTTATGTATGGAGAGAAAGAGTAAGGAAGAGAGAATGCCTTCGTTTACTTGGAAGATTAAGAAGAGTTATTAGTGGACAATCTCTTGGAAATAGTGGAGCTTCTCCTTGGACCTTCAATATTTTT